CGCAGCACCGACGACCGCAGCGCCAATGATAGCGGCAGTGGTAAATGCTGCCATAGCACGTCTCCTAGAGTAAGAGCCTGTGGCTCGTTTCGATGGAAGTGTATCCCCGGCGCATGAGCACCCGTTCAACACCAGCGTTGACCTCAAGTGTGGTCATCCGCACTTCGTCCACTCCAAGTTCCCTGCCTCGGTGCTCGAACGCATCAAGCAGTCTGAGACCGTCACGGCCCTCGGAGTACCAAGCCGTTTCCACCAGCACTTCCCAATCCCGACATGGGTCGGAGATGTGGACGCCAGTGATGGCTCCGGTGTCCGTCCGAAGTACGACGCCCTGTTCTGCCACGATCAGCCCGGTTAGGTAGTTCACCAGCTTGTCGAGGTTGAGCGGTATTCCGTAGTAACGGTCGTTGAAATGTTCCGCCTTCTCGATGAGAAAGGGGATGTCGTCCACTGTGCAGTCACGTACCTTTGTCACGACGCAACTCCCTTATGAGCCGGGTCGAAGTGGACATGACGAACTCCGGGCCGAGTGTCCTGCCGAGTATCTTCAGCAGATCAGCCTTCGCTCGCTCATAACCGATATGGTACACGGTCGATGTCTCACTCAGTTCCGCAGGTTCCAGTGCTGCTAGGAGTTGGATCATAACCTGCCGGTCAACCAACGCCTTTCCTGTGATGGAAGTAAGGTCTGTCATTCAGTCTCTCCTTCTGAATAGTAGATAGAGATAATCCTGTTATAGATTACCTGTATATACTATCCATATATAAACTAGGTGTATATTACAGCCAATAACATTGGATATACAGATACCGGGGTAGCTTTCAGGCCGCACTAAGCGACTATACACTACCCCGGCATCCGAGACCCAGCGGGAGAGAACGCCCTTGTCTATATGTGTGGAACTCGTTTATCCAAAGAAATACAAGGACTTACGAACCCCTTCCAGATCGAGCGTCCCGGTCTCAGGTAGGTCCGGTAGGGTGATCCCTGTCCGTTCCTCCTGCTGAAGTTTGAACTCCGAGAGCACGCTGTGCTGCGAGTGCAGCTTCACGAACTGGTCTCGGATGATCTCGTGCCACTCGTCAACATGACAGGCGTGAACTCCGAAGTCGTCGTGGATCATGGCGAAGCTGGTGATGCCTCGTCGTGCTCCCTCGCTGACTACCATGTGCATGTGCGTGGCGTCTACGCTATGCACAAGGTTCGGGCTGGAACCCGATGCAGCCTTGTACATATCGACGCCGGGCATCTCCTTCTTGATCTGAAGTGCGATCCTTCCTCCGATCTGCGCCTCTACACGCTTGACCGAGGTATTTGGTGCGAACTGCACCATCGGAAAGCCCAGCGGCGTGGTGTAGATCAGAGGCTCGTCTGCCTTCGCTAGAACTCTGGCGCACTTCTGCATCCAGTCCATAGCCGCCCGTGCTGCCACGACGACCTCTCCGATGGACTTCCAAAGAAGCTGGGACAGGAACACGCTGTGCTTGAACGCGGTGTTCTTCGGGAAGAAGTCGATCCGCTGTTCCAGATACCATCCGTACACCGACTGCGTGCACGTCTGAAGCGTCGATCCGTAGGGCAAGGTCATCACCGGCTTCTTCGCCAGCTTCCGGCCCATCTTGCCGTCCGACACCTTCTTGAACAAGGCCATCCAGTTCGCCGCGAGTGTGTAGTGCTCGTGCTCAGGGTTGGTCAGCAGTGCTCGCAGCTTGTCGGTGGCGACATCAGCCACATCCTGATAGATGTCCGAGGGTCGTCCAGCGGGAGTGAGGTTGACAGACTGTCCTCCCATCGGATCACGGAGCATTGCAGAGAAATGCTGTAGTCCGTTGCAAGACCCGTCAAGAGCGATTGGCAGTCTCGACACAAACCGTGCAGGGCCTCCGCTGGTATGAACAGCAGCCGCGTACTCCATGCACCATGCAAGGAACTGATAGGGCTTGTCCGCACCCTTCCAAGTATCTGTGTTCCCCAGCGGGTCAAGCCCTGCCGCGATGATGGCAGAGGCTCGATCTTGAACCCAGCGAACTCTGCCGTCGTAGTCGTCCTTGTCGTATCCATACTTGTTCGCTCCGTGCACTTGGAACCAGTACCAGCCTCGGTCGCCAAGTGGTTTCGCTTCTCCGAAGTGCAGCAGCGCCTTGGACACATCCGATCCCTGCGGGCTTACTCCATTCGTGGTGCTGTAGGTCCGACCCCGGAAGTCCATCTGGTAGACCATCCAGAGTAGGTCGATCTCCTGCATCCGGGCAGCGAGACGCATAGCGCGAACCACAGCCATCAGACCGGCTTTACGCTCTGTCTCAAGACCGTGCAGTGTACGCGCTTCCGCCTTCCACTCATCGAAGCGCAGCTTGTCGAGGCCGTGCAAGTCCTTCGGAGCCTTGCCCTCGGGGATCGGCGCTGGCGGTATCTCGAAGGGCTGCGACCGCGGCATCCCGATCTCAAGTCCCCTGTTCCAGACTTCGCGGACGACCTCAAGCAAGGGCTGGTTTATCTTCCAGCTTGTCCGCTGCATGGCGTTCACGCTTTCAAGGATCACGGGCATCGCCGCGCTGTCGAGAAGCGGTGCCTGCGTGTCGCGCTGCTGTCCTGCCCGCGTCTTTACGAGAGGGGTCAGCCCGGACATGCGGCTCGTGTAGAACCCGCCGTCCTTCCAGCCGGTCCAGTCCCGAGGCTCGATGATGCACGGCATCCTGTCGGGCAGCATGACCTCGACACTCTGGTCATGCTTCTCAATCCACTCGATGACCTCGGCGCTAGGGCTGAACTGCACTGCCCCGTTGATCTTCTTCCGTTCGATCAGATCAGAGGCTACTTCAGAGCAGGTCAGCAGTAGCAGGCCGACGCCGATGTGCGTCTCGTTGGTCCACGACACCCACTCCACGCCTTTCTCGGTCATGGTGTTCACGAGGACGCGGTGTCTGTGCCGGTACTGCGTGGACTTTCGGCTGTCCAGATCGCGCTGAACCGCGTTGTAGTATTCCGGCAACTCGATCTCGAACTTGCTGAAGCGCAGTTCGTCCTCCACCATCTTGCCTACCGACGCTGCCACTTTCTGAACGGTGGCAGGCTTGTGGACGCACTCAACGACCTTGGTCAGAACGAACAGGGCCAGCTTATCGGGATCAACTCCGCGTACCAGCTTGATGTACATATTGCGTTGTTTGGTGTTGTTCACTCGTTCGGTGATCTCTGCACTGACCTGCGAGAGATAAACCCGCAGGAGCCGGGCACCAGCAGAAGTGTCAGCGAACCGCTCACTGTCCTTGGCCTTCTGTTCCTGTACCCGGAAGCGGGACACGCCAAGCGCGGTCATGTCGCGCTCCCACTTCTTCTGCTCACTGATCTCGGGCATTTACTTCTCCTTGAGTGCAGCCCTCTTTTCGCGGGCCTTCTTGTTCCGCGCGAGGCGCTTCTCAGCTTCGGTCTTGTGCGTCGGGTGCCAGACCCCACCGTGCTGCGGCTTCTCATGCCGTCGCCAGTAGGCAACCAGCCTCTCGATCCACTCGATCTCCGACATGCCGTTCCGGGCACGACGAGCAAGGTTGAACACCTTGCCTTCGATCCCGTTGCAGTTCAGGCAAAGCACGTCCCTGATGAACCCGGTCTTGTGGTCGTGGTCGAGGACTGGTCGCTTGTCCTTCAGCGTTTTCATCCGCCCACCACAAAGTAGGCAGGTGTAGTTCTGCTTCTTCAGCAGTATGTCCCGCGCTGGTGAGACCTCAGTCGTCTTGAGACGCCGGTTCTCCATGCTGGAGCCTTTCCTCGTACTTGCCGATCCAGAACATATATTCCTCGTTCAGTTCCTCGGGATCAGCGTAGAGCATGTCGTCCGCGTCAGCGGTGCCGTTCATCACGGCCATGTAGTGCTTGTGCACCGCCGAAGCGACCTCCTTGATCTCTGCTGCACTCAGGTGGTCCGTCTCGTAGTGCGTGTCCGTTGTCATTTCTTGATGACCTCCTTGAGCCAGTGCAGCACATCGTTCTCGTCAGAAGTTCGCCGCATCCACAGCAGCTTCATCTCGGAGAACAGGGCTTGTGTCGGGGTGACGACCTCGCCGGTGCGCCAGTGGGTGAACTCGTACCCGTGGTCCTTCGCCAGCCGCTCGTAGCAGGCTTTCACGGTCTCGAAGCACTCCCGATCATTCCGGGCGTCCTTCAGCAGAGCGTAGGTGAGCACGGGTCCGCACTTCTTGGTCTTGGCCGTAAGTTGCGCCAGCTTCTTGTCCAGCTTGTCGGCCACCGCCTTGTCGTGCGTGGCGATCCACTGAGCATACGTGTCGCGGTACGCTGCGGTGCCACTGTACGTCTGCCACATGATGCCGGGACACTCGGGAAGTCCGCTGATGTTGTCGGCAGCATCTCCCATGAGGCACTGCGCCCAAAAGAACTTGGTGCCTCTCCCGACGACCTTCTTGCTCGACTTGCTGTCGTCAATCTCGATGAACCCGAAGTGGTCGTCCTGCCGAGTGATCGCGTAGGTCCGCATGTCCAGCTTCAGTCCGGGCACCATGTACAAATCCTTGTCGGCACTGCACAGGATGGCGTTCTCGAAGTCGGCGTACAGGGCTTGCGTCATGCCATCGTCAGCTTCCTGCTGAGTGTGGTTGCGTCCCTCGAACACTCCGGTGGTGTCTCCGACACCCGATCCGAGGAACTCCCGAATGGCGTCCAGATGCTCAGGCCGGTTGTCCCGGTCTGCGCGGTTCGCTTGGTAGGGCTTCAGGATCGCAGTACGATCTCGGCCACCCTTGTTCGACTGGTGCGTGGTGTGCAGCACGGCTCGCTCAGCACCAGCCAGACGACGAATGTGATCCACAGCCTGCTTCGTATTGTGCAGCATGTCCTCGTAGGTTTTGCGGGGCGTTGGATCGTCGTGGTCCAACTCCGCTTTGCTCTCCGCACTCACCTGATACGCCATGAAGTCGGCGTCGATGTGTGCAACTCGGCCAGCAACCGGCTTCGGGTACTGGTCCATCTGGCCGGGAAGGGACGCGACCGTAGCCGCGTCCACCCCGAACCTGCTCAGCAGGTCGCCCATCAGTCGAGACCGAGATCGGCCAGCGGGTCGTCAGAGGCGCTGGGAGCGGCCTTGGAGGGCTTCTCCGTCTCGCCGGTGTCCTCGGACCCGGAGACCCCTTCATCGCCGCTAGCGCCCACCAGATCGTCCAGATCAGGCTCCTGCTCGCCCGGGTCCGTGGAGACCTCAGGCAGATCGCCGTCGATGCTGGCGATCACGAGGTTCTGGACCGGGGAACCCTCCCAATTCAGGGCCGACTTCGCGGTGTTCTGAAGCCAGTTCTTGCTGACCTCAACTTCCTTGTCGCCCTCCTTGCGATTGTACGTGCCGGGGATGTGCATGCTGTTCCACTGTTCGATGCTCGGGGCATCCCACAGCAGCAGGCGCACAGCCGCGGTCGCAGCCGGTGCCTTCAGCGGCTCGGTCTCGCCTTCCTCGTTCACGCGCACCGGGGCACTGACTTTCCAGTTCCCGCTGTCGTCCTTGATGTTGGCGTAAACGCGCTTCTTGCCGTCCTTCTCGACCTCGTTGTGAACGATGGTCAGGATGAACGCCTCGCCCAGCATGAAGGCCATGTGGGTGTTGCCGCGTCCGTAGTCCATCGCGCTGAGCAGCTTGTAGAAGCCCGCACGCGGTCCCGACTTGATGGCGACCCGCTCGGTGATGATCGGGTACACGATCCGCTTGACCGTCTGGCCGGTCTCGTCATGCGTCTCGATCTCCTTCGCGTGCTTCTTGCCAAGCAACTCGAACTGGATGATCGCCTCGGGAGCAGGCGGCCTGGCCTTGCCCTGAAACGCCTTCTGCGGGTGGTTCCCGATCTCGACATACGAGATGAACCGGGCGATGCACGGGCCAGCAGCGGGCGGCTCGTACTCGAAGTTGCCGCCCTTGTCCTCGGTCTGGTCGGCCAGCTTGGCGGCTGCGGCGCGGGCCTGTTCAATGAGTGAAGTCATGTGTCTTTCCTTACGCTGCTGCCTGCCAGTGATGTAGGTCCAGCATGTTGTCGCCCACTTCGGCTTCCACAGGGAAGCCTACAGGGCAGTTGATCCCGAAGAAGTGCTTCAGGAAGTGCGGGATCGCCTGCATGATCTTGACCATGCCAGCGACAACCCTGTCGAGAACCGTATGGTGGCAGTCTGCCCACACACAGTCGTGAACCGTGTTGACGAGGTACGCCTTGCCTCCGAAGAAGTCGTTCTTGACGAACCAGCGCCAAAGCTGACCGAGAACCATCTGCACAAGTTCACCTCCGGTGCCCTGCACAGGGTAGTTCTTCATCTCGGTCGGGCTGAAGGTGTCGGTGATCCCTTTCCGTCGCAGATAATCAGGCGCATCGTATGACCGGAACGAGTAGGTTGTGCCTGTGACTGCTTGGTACGTTCCTCGGCGGAAAGTGCGGTATCCGCGCTCGCCATCATGGAACGGCTCAGAAGTCTCAGTAACTTCCCGCTCGACCGTCGCGTTGAACTTGGTAACACCGGGGTACTCCTTGTCCTCTGATTCGATCAGGGCCTTCACTTCCTCCACGTCCATCCCGGTCTCGGCAGCGATCAGGGCTGCACCGGCACCGTATGCCCGCTGGAAGCTGAAGATTTTGCACTTGGTGCGCTCCTTCTTCCACTTGTTGTACTCGGGGTGGTCCTCGTTCTTACAGGCGTCGAGGGCAAACTCGTAGCTGACGCTGTTCTTCAGCGCAACACGCTTGCAGTGGAAGTCCACCTTGTTGTTCAGGTCTCGACACAGGTTCGCGTCCAAGGACAGCAGACCCATGACGACTACCTCAAGCTGGCTGTAGTCGATCTCGCCCAGCTTGCCATCTTTCCCGAAGCGGGAGACGAACATCGCTTTAACTTCCGACTTGTACTTGCCGGTCTCGGCGTCGAAGTCCGCTCGGGTGAGGTTCTGTAGGTTCGGGTCCGACGAGGACAGCCTGCTCGTGACTGTGCTGGTGTGGTTCAGCTTGTGGTGCACCATGTGGTCCCACGGCTGCACACAGGTGAGCATCCCCTTCTTCTCGCCGGTCTTGGGATCGGTCTTGACGTAGTACGTCCCGATCTCCTTATTCAGTCGGTTGGCATCGCCCAGCGCAGCGAGGAATGGCACGTTCCCGGCGTTTGCGGTGATTGTGTCGAGCACTTCTCCGCTGGTGCTGTACACCGGCCCTCCGAGGCCATCGGTCAGGCTCGACTTCCAGTCGTCCAACGGTACGACGTATCCGGGGAACTCGTGGAAGAAGTCCTGATACTTTACCTTCAGTTCACCGGGGAACTTGACCTTCTTCGTCTTGTACTCGCCAGCCTTCTTGCCGCTCAGGTACTTGACGTAGTTGTCCGGGTTCCTACCGGGATCGTCCGGGTTCTCGGTCGTGGTGTGGCCCGTGGTCAGCACCCACTCGTGCCGTTCTTCCTGCTTGCGGGCCAATTCGCCCGTCTTAGGATCGACGTAGGTGTCCTGCTTCTGGTACTTGACCGTCCCGCCGAAGATCAGCGCAGACTTGTGCACCGGGCTGTTCCAGTTGAACGTCAAGCCCTCGGGCATGTCTTTGATGTACTGGCTCAGTTCCTCGTCAGCCGCAGCCTGTTCCACGAGGCGCTTGCGCAAGTCGTTCCGTGCTCGCTCCACGTCGATCTTCAGGCCCCGGAACTCCATCTCCGAGGTTGCGCACAGGCTGTCCATGCGCAGCTTGATCGCGGTGAGCATCCCGAGTTCTTCAGCGGCCTTGATCTGTCCGAGGTAGATGATCTCGGTGTTTCCGATGTCACCGCTGTTCCGGCCTTCTTCCTCGGTGCCTATCAGATAATCGAGCAGCAGATCACAGTCGATGTCGCTGGTCTGAACACCGGCATCCCATAGCGCCTTCACACCGTCGATCTTGACCCTGCCGCCGTAGGTCGGGGCGATCTGGTCGAGGCTGTTCATGTGGAACTTCTGCTGCTGGGCGTTCAGCAGGTACTCGGCGTACTGCGTACACCACACTCGCCCACCCCGCTTGAAGAAGGCGTGCAAGTTCTCACTGCTGAAGCGCATCTCGTAGAGCAACTCGAACTTCGCGTTGTGCGCCACGATCACGTCAACATCGTCGGGGATGTCCAGCGGCTTCACGCTGTCTGCGTCGTCGTAGAACTCGGCGCTGCACCGCTCGTCACCCGCGACCTTCCAGCCGCGAGCGACAATGTAGTTCTCGGGAAGGAACGAGTTCGCCTTCCGTTTGAACCGAGTGTGCGTCTGGGTTTCTTCGTCAAGGATGAGGTACTTCATGTTATCTCCCCTGATATGCGAGGTTGTCGGTCCAGTATTCGCGCCACGTAGCGCCGTAGCACCCGCAGGCGAGCATACCGTAGCTGTCGAAACCCGAGCAGCAGTAGTAGTCGTTCAGGTTCTTGCGCCACAGGTCTCGCATCCCGTTGCGCAGCCAGCCCCATGCGAACCGACGAACCTTGGGGTCCGCATAGGCGCAAGCGTTCAGCCAGATCAGCGCGGCGCTCACCTTCAGTCGGAACAGGAAGTCCGTCATTGCAGGTTCTCCCCGTCGATCTTGTCAGGCAGCATAGCCAGCCAAGCGTGGTCAGTGCGCCACTCGGTGATGGCACGCTCGATGACCGCCTGCTTTCTCTTTGGCACTTCCTTGAGGACTTCGGCCATCAGCATCTCTGCATCCTCGGCCACGGTGTCACAGAACAGGCTGGCCCGCAGCCCGCCCCGTGCAGCGAAGGACAGTGCGGCCTTCGTCTTGTAGGTGATGTCGGCTTCACGCATCGGGTGTCTCCTTGTCGTCGCGCCAGAACTGGAAGGTCGGTTGACGCAGCGCGTCGTAGCTGTCATCCGCCTTGTACTTTATCTGAGCGATCCGGTTCGGCCATGTGCGGGTCAACCGGGTGGTCCAGCCGTGCCATAGTTCGCGGCGCTCCTCGTGCGCCAGACGACCTGGACCAATCCCGATCTCCGCGCCCTTGTAGCTGGCGATCAGACCACCAGCCATGCCCTTCGGGTTGCCGTCCTTGTCGATGGCTTCCTCGACCCCGATGATCCGCAGGTCGATGGTCGGCTCGCGCAGCAACTTCTGGTAGCCCCAGCTTCGCTTTCCCGGCACGAACGGGTCATCCCAATTCCGGGCGACCATGCCTTCAGCCTTCGGGAACTGGTTGCAGAAGTCCTCGAAGTGGTGCTCAAGCTGGCTCAGGTTCTCGACCCGCTGTTGCCGGAGCACATGCACCCGGCTGTGCAGGTCGTTCAGTTCCAGCATCGCCTCGTAGCGCCGCTCGAAACCGACCTCCTGAAGCGCAGGGGTGAACATCTCGAACAGACCAAGGGCCAGCCGGTGGCTCTGGTCGTCCTGCCTCCGAACGATGCCGCTGGTGTCCTTGAAGTCCGCATACGGGTCGCCCTGCTGGTGGACTTCCCCGATCAGCGTGCAGGGCGTGTCGAAGTAGCCCAGCGCAGCGTTGCCCCGGAACTCGTCTGCGAACTTCTGCACCAGTCGCCGCACCGAGGGAACGTCCTTGCCCTGCCGGGTGCGGCTCGTGTGGTTGCCGTCCGCGTCGATGTCGATGCGAACCGGCACGCCGTCGATCTTGTGGCTCAGGAACACGGGGAACTTCAGGTGCTTCTCGCTGAAGCCTTTCGCGAGTGGGATGGTGCTCATTGATTGCTCCCGTACATTGCAGTCATGCGCTCAGCGTACCAGCGCAGGAATGTGTCGATCCGCTCGTACAGCTTGTTCATCATGCTGTCGTTGTAGATCACGTAGTTGAAGGCGAAGTCCGCGAGCGCTTCCTCACTGGCGTGCGCCTCAACCGGGTCAAGAGCCGGTCGAACCACGTTCACCACGACACCGCCCGCCCTGCGGATTGCGAGTGCCTCGTTCGGGAAGCGCACGTCATCGAAGATGATGTCGCCGTCGCCGGGCACGATCTGCTTCATCGCAGTATCGACCCAAAAGTTCTGCGAAATCAGCCCCCGCCCCCACTCCGTACCGAGGGTCTGCATTGCGTAGCGCGGGCTGCGTCCTGCGAGGTAGTCCGTTGGGATTTCCTTCAGGTGCCCTTCGAGGAAGTCGGGGGTGGTCTCGGGTGAAACTCCCTGCTGTTCGAGCAGAGCGGCGATCATCGCCTTGAGAGGCCCGGCAAACTTGCGAGTGCCGAAGCCCTTGTCGTTCAGGTAGCGGGTGACGGTGCTCTTTCCCGACCCCGCCTTGCCGCTCAATCCGATCAGCATGTGTCTCTCCTATGCAGATAGCCACAGGCGGGCCCAGCGGTCCATGAAGTGGTCAGCACCCATGTTCAGGTACTTCCTGTGCAGCTTGAGGGCGAGGTCGCCGTCAATGCCGAGGTAGCTGGGTGGCCAGAACTGGTCGTCCTCGGGCACGGGTTTCCACTGCGCCTTGCGCTCCACTTCCAGTGCGGCGTAGTCGTACCGCTTGACGGCGTGGTAGGTCTCCGGGCCGATGGGGCCGCCGAGGGCGAAGCGTACTGCCGACTTGATGTGCGGCGGCTCCACAATGCCCATCAGCATCTTGTTCGGCGTGGTGTTGTCTCCGATGTACGCCTCGTGTGCGTCATGGATCAGGCAAGCGTATTCCAGCGAAGCCGGTACGCCCTCGTGCTCTGCGAGGTCCGCAGTCAGCATCGAGTGCTGAAGCACGCTCAGAGGTTCGATCCTCCCGTGGTGCCCGTTGCACCGTTTGATGTGAGACAGTGCGGTCACGATGTCGGTGAGCGCAACGTCTGCCGGGCTGAAGGTCGCGAGGTTGATGTACCTGCCCGACGAAACGCGCATCCAGATCGGATCAGCCATCGGCTTCATCCTTCAGCACCTCGGCCAGCTTGCGCCAGCGGGCCGCATGGTGCTGTGCGATACCGAGGTCGCACGATACCCACGAGGGCCGCACGCCGGTGCCATACTGGTCGATGAGGCGCTGTGCCTCCTTATCGTAGTGCCCGGCCATGCGCATCGCGGTGGCCTTCGTGAGTTCCACGCTCATTTTCCCAAGTCCTTTCTGAGCCATGCCGCCAGTTCGTCCATGTCCGCAGTCACGCAAGTGGCGAACTGGTACATCACGTCCCAGCGATCCTCGTTGCTGTCGAGCAGGATGTAGCCCGGAGTGCCTCGTCCGAGGAACCACCCGAGTTCCATGTGCCCGCTCTTGCCCGCAGGCAGCGCCAGCACCATAGTCTTGCTCGCCAGCATGTTGCGCCGGTCGAACTCGAAGGTGTTGACGCTGGCCGGTTCCTTCAGGGCTTTGGTGTAGGTGTATCCCACGCCCTTGTAGAACGCCTTCCAGTGGTCGTCAGCTTCCGGCCCCGCTGCGTACCAGTCAGCGAACACCTTGGCGTTCACCTTGATGTGCAGTTCCTCCATGATCGAAGGAATGGCCGGGTTCCGCAGTGACCCTGCGAGGTACACGTCCCACAGGTAAGGCTTGCGGTTGTCGGGGTGCCCTTCGGCACCACCGTTCCGCATGAACTCCCAATAGGGCCTCTGTCGCTCGGTCATCGCCAAGCCCTCCCATCACGAATGGTGCAGATCGTCCGCTTCCCGTTCTCGTAGGTCAAGATGAACGAGTGGCTCCACGACGAGAGGCCCTTGTTGTAGCCCATGTCGAGATGCCCGAAAACGCCTGCGGTGTACACCCCCTCAGTGATGCCTGCGGAGTGCGTGTGCCCGGTGTTGGCCTTGCCGACCGACCGGAGGTTCTTCGGGTTGCCGCGTGCACCGTTCGGCCCGAGATGCCCGTGAAGGCCGTGCTCTATCCCGGCGATGATGAGGCTGTCGTCCTCGTGCACGATGTTCCAGCGGTAGTTCTGCGGCAGGTAACGCTTCATCAGCGTCCAGAAGGGCCGAGGGTGTTCACCCTGCTCACGCTTCCGTGCACACAGGCCGTTCAGGTCGAGCCACGTCCGCATGTTCGCAGGATCGTGGAACGCCCGAGTGTCCCGCAGCCAGCCCTCGACCGCTTGGTCGTGGTTCGAGGTCACGATGTGGTGCACCGTGCCCGGTCGGGCCAGATGCGAGGACATCTTGCTCGCGATGTACTGGAACTCGCCCTCGACGCTTTCGCGCTTCTTGGCCCGCATCTCGTGCAGGAAGTGCGGATCGTCCCTGTTGTGGTGGTTGCGCGGCTGGAAGTCCACCGTGTCGTGGAACACCTGATGCTCGGGGTAGAGCACGTCGATCACGTCGCCCATCACTTCCAGCACGGACAGGTCAACCTTGTTCCCGTGCAAGTCGCCATGAGTGACCACCTTTGCCCGCACTTGGCGCTCGATCTGTCCATCAGCGGTGTACTTGTCCGTCAGGTCGTAGATCGTGCCTGAGTTGTCGGCGTTGATCTGCCGTGCCCACCAGTGGCCGTTCTCATCGACCTCGACCAGCAGCGCACCGTAGACGTGGTGCAAGCTGGCCTTCTGCCCTGCGGCCTTCTCGATGTAGTTCCGAGCGGTCACAGTGCCGGTGGTGTAGCAGAAGCGCGCCGGGTCGTTCTTCATGGTCGGTACGCTGCGCATCGCCATCTTGGTGTGCGGGATGATAATGCTGGCACCGCGTCCGTAGTTCTCGAAGCCGGTGATCGGGTCAACCCGCGTGGGGATGATGTTCAGTTCGCCGCACCAGATCAGGTCCGCTGCGATCTGCACGCTCTCGTCCGACACGAACGGCTCGATCCGCGGGTCGAACCAGATGTCGTCCTTGTCGCTCGCTTCCGCGCTGCCCGGCTTCACGCTGTTCTTGCCGTACTGCTGCTTGTTATAGGTGAAGCGGCTGATGTGCAGTTGCGCCTGCCGGTCCTCGACCAGCGCCATCAGGCTGATCCAGAACTTGTCGTTAAGGAAGGTGTTCGCCTGAGCACTCGTGAACACGAAGGTCGTGCCCGTGGCCCACTGGCGGAAGTCCTCGGGAGCGGCGATGGTGCCAGTCACCAGCGGTCCATCGTCCTCGGTCTCCTGCTCGGGCGGGGTTTCGAGCCACTCCCGCCACATGCTGCGGGCGGTGGTGTTCGCCAGCGTGAAGCCCTTGCGCCGCAGAGTGCGGAGTACACCCGTCAACCCTTCGGCACGGCTGGTCGTCCCCGCCGCAAGCGCGAAGTCCATGAAGTCTGCTGTCTTTCTCATGGTGTCTCCTATATCCGAAGTGACTTGACGTGCATAGCACTGATGGCGTCTGCGCTGTAGCCGTTGCGCTCGCCAACGTACCTGCACCAGTTGTCCCACAGGAACTCCGCGCCGCCCTGATCTTCACAGAGATTGGCGTAGTCCATAGCCATGAGGGCTTTCCGCTTCATGCTCGCCCCTTTGTAGCGGCTGGCTTTGAAGCGGTACGGGTCGATCTCGAAGATGTTCGAGTTGTGGGTGTCCATGCAGCCTGTCTGGCCGAACACCAGTTGGTTGACGAAGCCGCCCTTCACCAGTCCGAGGCCCGGAAGGCTGGCTAAGAACTTCAGCGTCTCGATCTCAGCGACCCGAGGGTCAGCGAAGCCTGCGTGTAGGTTGCAGGCAACCCGGTACACTTCGTCCTTGCTCTCTTGCAGCCACTCGTAAGCGCCCAGCTTGAAGCCCCACAGGTACTTGCTCTCGGTTCCTGCCCGGTCAACATCCCGCATGGCTTCTTCGATGGTCGTGATCGACTGCTGGATCGTCAGGTACACGAAGGTGATAACTCGGGCCATCTGGTCTGGCCCGGTCATCGCGTACTGGCTGATCTCACTCTGGTCCCTCTGAAACATCGTCATCTCCGTTGACTACGGGCAAGTCCTCGTACCTCGCGATCTGAGGCTTGTAGGAGACACAGGCACGAGGGTCGCCCGGCGATCCCTCGCGGCGCAGCTTGTTCTTCGGCAGGCCGATGAAGCGGGCATTGGCGTAGCCCAGATCGTCCACCGAACCGATCATCAGGATGAAGTCGCAGGCACCCTGCTTGCCGGTCTTGCTGTCCTTCAGCATGTGGTCGGCTGGGAACTGCGTGTTCGCACCGTCCGCGCTGATCTGGCTTGTGGCGATGCCAGCGAAGTCGTACTTCACCGCCAACTCCCTCGCCCACTGGTACATCTTCTCCAAGGCGAGGTCCGTCCGAGCAGCGTCACCGAAACCGCGCACGTTGTCGATCATGTCATACACCACCAGAGAAGGCTGGTGCTGCTCCACGATCCGCTCGACTGCGTAGGTGTCCATCCCGTGGATGTCGAACACTTTGATCTTCCACTGGTCACCCTTGACGGCACCCTCGTACTCCGTGAGCATACGCCCTCGGCGGTGCAGGTCGATCAGGCTGGACAGCGGCATACCGAGTGCGGCCTGCCACAGACGGGTGTAGATGCGGTTGCCCGGACCCTCGTTGTTGAGCCACAGGACAGGTTGATCCGTCTGCGATGCCAGATGCGTGATCTCCGACGCGAGGAAGGTCGTCTTGCCCTTGTCAGGCCGACCGGCAACGATACCGAAGTCTCCGGGCCGTAGACCCCTCATGCTCTCGTTCAGGCAGTCCAGCCGCCAGCGAAGGCCCTCGTCGTTGATCTCTTGGTTCAGTATCTCGTCCACGTTCACACGAATGAAGTCCAGACCCTTGATCCGCGCATCGCGCTGGAACTGCGTCAGGATCATGTCGAGTTCGCCGTGGATGTTCCCCACGTCGCCTTCCTCGAACTTCATCACGAGCGTGGCGAGGTCAGAGGACAGTCGCAGTTCGAGCAGGGAGTGCAGAACCACAGCGCGCTCATCGTCTGGTACATCCTGCGCCACCCGCTTCAGTATCGCTGCGTAAGCGTGCTTCTGCTCGGTGGTCATCTTTGGGTGCCAAGACGAGAACAGCGGCGCGAATGTCTGAAGGTTCACCTTCTCGTGCGTGGGGAACTTGTCGAAATACTTGCCGAAGTCCTTCAGCAGTGCGACTGTGGTTTTCTCCATGCTTTCCTGCGGCACGCGACCGAGGACCTTGCGGTATTCGTCTCGGTATTTCAGGATTTGGAGTAGCTTCAGGTCGATCATGTCGTGTCCTCTGTGTACTTGATGATTTCCCGGCGACTGTACCGTTTCGGGTCGCGCTCAGTCTGTATCCGCTTTGGGTCCGCACCGTAGGGTGCAAGTGCCTTCCGCAGTTTGACGAAGCCGTTCCTTCCAGCTTTGTCGCCATCGAACCACCCGATCACCGGGAAGTCCGCTATCAGTGCCGCTTGTGTCGGTCCTACGGTAGTCCCGAGTACAGCCAAGCTATTGTATCCCGCTTCGTGTACTCGGATGGCTGAGAGCACATCTTCGACAACGACAACAGGCGTAGTTCGACCTCGCTGTAGTCGATACCAGCAAGCACCCGTTGACCCACGGGGCATGATGTACTTAGGCTTCCGTCCGTCGATTGCTCGACCAGTCCACAGGCCGGTTGGTTGTCCATCGTGAAGGATCGGAACGATGACACGGCTGCTTCGATCTGACCATCCAAAGCCGTACTGCTCCGAAGCACGCTCAGGTGTGATGCCTGCTCTGAGCACCCAAAGGTGGGCGGGAGTTGGCACATCACCAGCGTCGAGGGCGGTAACATCTGGATAGTCTGCACCAGCTTCTTCCTCATCTCGCTGACGCATTGCCAGTATGTCCGATGCGGACAACCGACCATGCGGCACGAACTCATTCGCCCCGCACCTGAAACAGTGCAGTGACAAGCCAACCGACCTGTTGGAGATATAGGCTGAAGGGTCCGGTCCACAGTGCGGAACCTTACGCTTCTGCCCGAAGGTCAGTGATCGGGCCTTGTCCTGCCACTCCATACCTGCCCGCCTCCACGACTTCGATGGTGAATGTCGCACTCGTGAAGCGCCACACCGCATCGAACATCTGGTACTTACCAGCGTGGATCGCGATGAACGCAGGGTGCTTCCGCCGCGAGCCATGAGGCCAAGCGACGATGGTCCGCCCGCGTGCTGGATGCTCGTAGCCTTCCAGCCCTCCGTGCTCCATCAGTCCGTCGATGAGGTACGCGAAGCGATCTTCCCAAGCGACCGTAGACCGAGGCATGAAAGTCTCGACCGCCAAGTCGCTCAGCCAGTCCGCGTCTGCGACAGCCCGAAGGTGCGCCAGTTCAGTGTCCATTGGTCCGTCTCCATGCGATGAACGCCACGGCGACCAGCGCCCCGAGCACCCCAGCGAGTGCATACGGGAACACGATCATCACGACTGCTGAGAAAAGGTAGATGAGCCACACCGCTGCTCCCACGATGGAGAACAGCAGGCACAGCGACAGGAAAGTCTTGATGTAGTAGTCCATCAGAACTCTCCGTTGAAGGTGAGCTCGCCCTCGACCGTCTCCCACCGCTCGCGCATCTTGTCGATGGCCTTCGAGGGCACACCGTGCGACGACTTGAACAGGCCAGTGCAGACGATCACCTTCACGTCCACGTCGCGGGACAGTCCGGTGCGCTGAAGCCCGGTGATGTAGCGTTCGACCTCGCGCTTCGTGGTGAAGGCGTTCGCCACGGCGACGGAGTACCCGCTGCGCAGATACCGGAAGGTGCGGCCATAGCACTCGTCGTGCGCCGCGCCGAGGAACCTGCGGTCGAAGTTGTAGGTCTCGGCGTGCCCATTGCTCGACACGAAGAACTTATCGGCCTCGACCTTGATGGCCTGATACCGCCCGAGTTCGTCGGCCAGCAGGTTCGCAACGATCTCATCCGCCAGTGTGGACTTGCCAGAGCCGGGCAGGCCACGGATGATGTAAAGGGTCGGTTTCATGTCAGTTCTCCTTGTGGAATGATGGGTGGCAGTGATGTCGGGATGCCAGCCCGTCAGATGGTTCAGCTTGCGCTAGGGATGTCTGGACCCCCCGTCTCGATCAGAGACCGGCCAGCGGGTC